CGTGCAGGCCACACTGCTGTTCTATGTCGTGACCGCCTGGGAGGACGATTTTACCGGCTACGTGATCGACTATGGGGCCTATCCGGACCAGAAGCGGGGCTACTTCACGCTCCGCGACGCCCAGCCGACCCTGTCGCAGGTTGCCAAGGGCGCCGGACTGGAAGGTGCGATCTACGCCGGACTGGAAGAACTTGCCAATCGTTGCCTGGGACGAGAATGGCATCGAGACGACGGCGCCAACATGCGGATCGAGCGCTGCCTGATCGATGCCAAGTGGGGATCGTCCACCGATGTCGTTTACCAGTTCTGCCGACAAAGCGCCCATTCAGCCGTGTTGTTGCCAAGCCACGGCCGATTCGTCGGAGCATCGAGTATTCCGTTCTCCGAATACAAGCGGAAATTGGGCGACCGAGTCGGTTTGAATTGGCGCATCCCCAACGTCCAGGGCAAGCGAGCCGTCCGACACGTCGTCTTCGACACGAACTACTGGAAGTCGTTCATTCACGCTCGGCTTGCGGTTGCTATGGGGGATCGGGGCTGTCTTTCTTTGTTCGGGGACAATCCTGCGCTGCATCGGCTGTTGGCCGAACACGTTACGGCCGAGTATCGTGTGAAGACCGAGGGACGTGGACGGACCGTCGACGAGTGGAAGTTGCGGGCCGCCGCCGTCGACAACCACTGGTTGGACTGCTTGGTCGGCTGCGCCGTTGCGGCGTCGATTCAAGGGGCGATCTTGCCGGGAACTGACGTGCGACAACACCACAGACGCCCCAAGCTGAGACTGTCTGAATTGCAGAGGGGCAAACGCTAAATGGCCGGTGATCAGCCCAAGACAGAAACAGGCACACACGTTGGTGGGATCGAATGCCCGCGGTGCGGCTGCCGGCATCACTACGTCCTCTACACCCGACCACGCCTAAAGAAGATCCTGCGGGTGCGGGAGTGCCGCCATTGCGGCCGCAAGATCAAAACCTACGAGCAGGCATCTGGGTAAGAACCCAGTGGCGCACGCCACCAATCCGTCTGAAAACGGTGCCATCGGAGGTTCGAAGTTACATATCTGTACCTTTCTTCGGTTTTTTGGGATTAATCTCCGACAACTCGATCCTCCACCGGGTAGGTCAACAGATAGGGAGACCGCATTCTACGCACACTGTCGTACCACACGATGGCCGACGACCTGGAAACCACCATCCGTGACAACGCCCAAGGGCCTGCCAAGGCATCTGGTGATTCTGGCAGCATGGAGCAGCACAGTCTGCCTGACCAGATTGCCGCCGACAGGTACCTGGAGAGCAAGAAGGCGGCTCGACAGAAAGGGCTTGGTATTGGCCTGAAGAAACTCGTGCCGCCGGGGGCGGATTGATGCTGGGTTTGATCAAGAACATTTTCGGTCGCCAGAAACAGCCGCGGCGTAATCTCCGCGACGTCCACGTGCCCTTGCGCGTGCGTGGGCGCTACGATGCCGCCGTGACCACGGATGAGAACCGCCGGCACTGGGCCAATGCCGATCTGCTGTCGGCCGACGCCGCCGCAAACCCTCGCGTTCGCAGCATCCTGCGGAGTCGTGCCCGCTACGAGGTGGCCAACAACAGTTATGCCTGCGGGATCGTCTCGACGTTAGCGAACGACTGCATCGGCACCGGACCGCAGTTGCAGATGCTTACCGACGAGGCCGAGGCCAACCGGGTCGTCGAGCAGGAATTCATGCGCTGGGCCGATAGCATCAGCCTGGCCGAGAAGCTCCGGACCATGCGGATGGCCCGGGCCGAGTCAGGCGAGGTCTTTGCGATGTTGGTGGCCAATCCGCGGGTGGATTCGCCGGTGAAACTCGACCTGCGACTGATCGAGGCCGACCAAGTCACCACCCCTGACTTGATCCGCCTGTCCACTGCCGTAAACGCCGTCGACGGGATTGTCTTCGACCAGTACGGCAATCCGGTCGAATACCACGTTCTGAAAAACCATCCGGGCGACAGCCTCGCTGGGTTCTCGTTGGCTTACGCTCGCGTGCCGGCGGCGTCGATGATCCACTACTTCCGCGCCAACCGACCGGGCCAAAGCCGTGGCATTCCCGAAATCACGCCCGCATTGCCACTGTTTGCCCAGTTGCGGCGATACACGTTGGCCGTGCTGGCGGCGGCCGAGACGGCAGCGGACTTCGCGGCCGTGTTGTACACCGACGCGCCGGCCAACGGTGAGGCCGATCCGGTCGAGCCGATGGACCTCGTGGAACTGGAACGCCGTATGGCCACGGTGTTGCCTGGCGGATGGCGCCTCGGGCAAATCCAGGCGGAACAACCGGCAACCACATACGGAGAGTTCAAACGGGAGATTTTGAACGAGATTGCTCGCTGCCTCTCGATCCCCTACAACGTCGCGGCCTGCAACTCGTCCGGATACAACTACGCCTCCGGCCGACTCGATCACTAGACGTACTACAAATCAATCCGTGTCGATCAGGCCCAACTCGGCCTGACAGTTCTCGACCGCGTGCTGCGGGCATGGCTGGACGAGGCAATTCTGATCTCGGAACTTCTGCCTCTGTGGATGCGGACAACCGCCTTTCGCGATCTGGACCACCAGTGGTTTTGGGACGGCCAGGAGCACGTCGACCCGGCGAAGGAAGCCAGCGCCCAGGCCACGCGATTGCAGAACCATACGACCACGCTGGCCTACGAGTATGCCCGACAGGGCCGCGATTGGGAAAGCGAAATCCGCCAGCGGGCCAAGGAGGTCGCTTTGATGGACGAGCTCGGACTGGCGCAGCCGGCGCAAACCGGTCCAGCGAGCAACACTACTCCGACTCAAGACGAGGAGAGGGAAGATGCCGCTACCGAAGCGTAAGACCGGCGAATCCCACCCGCAGTTTATCGAACGTTGCATGGGCGAGCAGACGATGGTCAAGGAGTTCCCCGACAGCGCCCAGCGTCGGGCCGTCTGTGAGCAGCAAGGCAGGCTGCGGGGCACGGAGGCCCTCAGCCTGCTGAGCGAGCCTGGAGCCCTGGTGATCGAGGCCGCCGGCGATGGTGAGGCTGCATCCGATGGCAAACCCCGACTGCCACGATTCTCGATGGTCGCCTACACCGGTGGGCCGATGCGAATTGCCGGTTGGCGCTATCCGGTCATCGTGGACCTGGCCGGTCTGGCGATCCCCTCGCAGAGCCGCCCGATCCGTTTCGGCCACGACATGCAAAGCGGCGTGGGCCATTCCGATGCCATCCGCGTCGAAGAAGGCAAGCTGGTGGCCACCGGCGTCGTGTCGCGCGATACGACCGCCGCCAAAGAGATAGTCGTTTCCGCCCGCAACGGATTCCCGTGGCAAGCATCTATCGGCGCGACCGTCGAGGAGTACGAGTTCGTCAAGGAGAGTCAGAAGACCATCGTCAACGGCCGGGAGTTTCTCGGCCCTGTGAACGTCGTGCGGAAAGCGACGCTCGGTGAAATCAGTTTTGTGGACTTAGGGGCCGACGGCCAGACAAGCGCCCAAGTGGCAGCCGCGGCATCACACCTCGCTCAGGAGAAAAACCAAATGGACGATACTGCCGTTACCACCCAAGAAACCGTTACCGCTCAGGCCGTGGACACGCCGCCGGCGCCGACGACCGTCTCACAGGGCGCAGCCCCGCTGGTACAGGCCGCAGATGCCGGCCCCACAGCGGCCGATATCCGCGAGGCGGCTCTGGCCGAGACCAACCGCGTGGCGGCAATCCGCGAGGCATGTGCCGGAAAATACCCCAAGATAGAGGCTGAAGCCATTCGAGACGGTTGGGACGCGGCTCGCACGGCGTTGGCCGTCCTGCGGGAGGGTCGCCCCACGGCCCCGGCCGTGCAGGTCCGCGACAATAGTAATACTGTCAACGGCTCGCTGTTGGAGGCGGCCTGCTTGCTGACGGCCAAGCTTGATGGTGTGGAAAACCTCTTCCCTGGAGGCTGCCCAGCGCCGATTCCGTGGCGGGATCGGCCTTCATGAGCTTTTGTTGGAAGCGGCGTGGGCCAACGGCTACATGGGCCGCAACTTCCGCGAGGCCCGCGACGTGCTGCGGTTCGCGTTCCACCCGGAACTCGAAGCCGGTTTCTCGACCATCGACATCGGCGGCATCCTCAGCAATGTGGCCAACAAGTTTTTGCTTGAAGGGTTCTTCTCCGTCGAGCGGACCTGGCGGAACATCTGCGCCGTGCGGAACGTCTCGGACTTCAAGACCGTGACGAGTTACCGCCTGATCGGCAAGGATCAGTACGAACAGGTCCAGCCGGGCGGTGAACTCAAGCACGGCACTTTGGGCAACGAGACCTATACGAACAAGGCCGACACCTACGGCCTGATGCTCTCGATCGACCGCCGGGACGTGATCAACGACGACCTGGGCGCCATCACGACTGTGCCTCGGAAGCTCGGCCGTGGTTCGGGCCTGAAGATCAACGACGTGTTTTGGGGAATCTTCCTCAATAACTCGACGTTCTTCGCTTCCGGCAACAAGAACTATCTCACCGGCGCCGACACGGCGCTCGGGATCGACGGTCTGACGAAGGCAGAGGTCGCCTTCATGGACCAGACGGACTCGGACGGCAAGCCGATCGGCGTTATGCCGGCGATTCTGTTGGTTCCCACGGCCCTGAGCGCGATGGGCACGCAACTGTTCAAGTCGTTGGAAATCCGCGACACAACGGCAAGTACAAAGTACCCGATCGCCAACCCGCACCAGGGCAAGTTCCGCGCCGAGGTGAGCCGGTATCTCTCGAACAGCTACTACACGGGCTTTTCGAGCAAGGCTTGGTACTTGCTGGCCGATCCGAGCGACTTGCCGGTCATTGAGGTCGCGTTCCTCAACGGTCAGGAGTCGCCGACGATCGAGACGGCCGAGGCCGATTTCTCGGTCTTGGGCATCCAGATGCGAGGCTACCACGATTTCGGTGTCGCCCTGCAAGACCCGCGCGGCGGTGTGAAGTCGAAGGGCGAAGTGTGAGAAGTAAGGGATTGGGGATTCAGGCTCGCCAGTCTCGGTTCAATTGCACAGTTCAACCAGTTCAATCATAGGAGTACTTGAAAATGCCTCTTGCAGCGTTTGCGTATGACGGCCGTTCGATCGACTATACCCCGACCGCCGATGTCGCCGCCGGCGATGTCGTTGTGCAGGGTGAGTTGGGCGGTGTGGCCCGGGGGCCGATTGCGGCCAACACACCGAGTTCCTTGACTGTGGTCGGCGTGTTCGATTTTCCGAAAACCGCCGGCAGCGGCTCGGCCATCGCGGTCGGGACCAAGGTCTATTGGGATGCCACGAACAAGGTGGCCACGGCCACCGTGGGCAGCAATAAGTACTTGGGCAAGACCACGAAGGCCGCGACCGACGCCGACACGACCGTCCGTGTGCGGATGAGTCAGTGACGTATCCCTGGAGAGGTCAACGGAACTTGTATGGGCAATCTGTTGGAAGATGCATCGCGTTGGCTCGCACGCAAGATTCAAAGACATGCGAGTCAAACGATCCACTATCAACGTGGATCGAGTGTTCTGCAAGTCTTGGCATCTCCGGGAAGAACGGAGTTCGCGGTTGACGACGGACAAGGTGGCGTGAGGATCGAGCACACGGATCGGGATTTCTTGGTGCGTGCGGAAGACTTTTTCCTCGATGGACGCCTTGCGGAACCAATGCGAGGGGATCGGATTGAGGAGTATGCCGGTCGAGGCACCTTCCTTTATGAGGTACTCGCCCCAACAGGCCATCCGGTGTGGCGTTATGACGATCCATACCGCCAGATGATCCGCATCCACACGAAACTTATAGAACGGCGGTAACTTCTTCGCGGCGGAGAAAGCATGATGACGCGACGCTGGCTGCAATCGGCCGATGTGGAGATCGACGAAGCCACTGGTGCTTTGTTGGTGCAAGGTGACGTCGGCAGCACGGTCAAATCGCCAACGTCTCTGGCCGGTGGAACCAAGACAGTGGCCTTCGGCGGTGTGCCGGAACCACTGGTCGAATCGTCGGCGCCCTGCCAGTTCGTCTGGGCTGGGGCCCGCGTGGACGACTACGGAGCGTCGCAGAATATGGGGCCCTGCTTTGTGGGTGACGCTGCCGTGCAAAACATCCCCGTGATGATGGCCAACTACGAGGGGATTGTGATCCGTATCGACAACGCGGCCAAGCTCTACGTTCGGGCGACCAACGATGGCGATGGAGTGGTGTATCGAATCTTCGCGTGAGGAAATTGACCAATGGCAACCATCGTTACGGCACGATCCGGCAATTGGTCCGTCCCGGCGACCTGGGTCGGCGGCGTGGCGCCGAACCTTGTCCTTGACGATGCGACGGTGGCCACGGGCCACTCGGTAGCCGTTGCTCCGTCGGATTCGCTGAGCCTGCCCTCGGGCCGAAACATCACGGTGCGACGCTGTCGATGGGAGGACAGCTCACCGTGGAATCCGGCGGGAACTTGGATGTCTCTGGTAGCGTTGTCATCCAGAACGGCTACTCACTGTCTGTCCTTGGTTACTTAAGTGTTCAAGATGGCGGATCGGTGACAGCCTGCGGAGACCTCTATCTCGATAGCTCAGGTTATGGCGACATCTACGGTTCACTCACGATCTCCAGCGGCGGCTACCTCTACATTCAGAACAATTCCTACATGAATGTGTTCGGAGGGTTGGTCATTGGCGCCGACGGCAATCTCTCCATGTCCCAGGATGGCTACCTGTACCTACAAAGCGGCTGCTCGGCCAGTTCCTTCGGCTACATCTCGATCGGCATCTGGAGTTACGTGTATGTGTATGGCAGCCTGATCTTGGAACCTGGCTCATCGGCGCACCTGACTGACTGGGGCTACATGGTGGCGGACAGCGGCGGTGCTATTCGTGTGTCGAGCTATGTAGCACTCGACAATTGGGGCTCGTTGTCGGCCAGCAATTTCGGCACACTGATCATCCAACGCGATGGTACTGTCTGGGCCGACTACTGTGGCAATATCAACGCCTGTTGGTATGGGCGCATCGAGGTATTCGGGCAGGTGACCTGTGGTTACTACACCTACTTCGATATCGGCGAATACTCTGTGCTCTACGTCTGGCGGGAGATCATCCTCAACTGCTCGATGTCGGTCACCGGGCAGATCATCATGATGCGCCGCGAGGCCCGCATCCGGGACGACTACGGCAACCCACGGATCAGCACGGACCAGACCTACGGCTATGGGCAGTTGCAGGTCGCATAGGAGACGAACCGATGGCAAGACAATCCATGAATCCCCAGCCCGAGCCCATGCGGCCCGTGGTCATCACGCCGCAAGAGGAGGCGGTTGTCGATCGGATTCGCATGACGCCGGCTGACCGCAAGGCCGAAGACGACGCCCGGCGGCGGGCCAGCGGTTGGCGGCCATCGCCCGAGCGTTGCGTTACGAGACCCAGCACGGGCTGGACCTGGCCGAGGCGACTGGCGTGCAAGAGGGGACCGATGCCGAGGCCATCGCCTGGTTGGCCGACCAGTTGAAACCCCCTGACCCAACCCCGGTAAAGCAGGTGTGAACATGGCTACTGTTACCGAAATCGCCGACGCCGTGGTAACAGCACTCAACGACGCCACGCTGAGCCAGCCGCTCGCGGCCGACCGGCATTACCTGCCGGAGTTCGACTTAACCGCGATGGATCAGTTGCATGTGTCGGTTGTGCCGGCGGAACTTGACGAAGAGATCGCCGACCGTGCGCGGGACCGCGCCGAGTACAAAATCCACGTCGCGGTCCAGAAGCGAGTGTCGCAGCAGGAGTCGCCTGGGCTGGACACCACCGCCATCGACGCCCTGATGGGGCTGGTCGAGGAAATCGACGACCTGTTTCGCCATAAGCCATTGGCCGGCTACGAAGCGGCTCATTGGACCAAGACCGAAAACAAACCCATTTACGATCCCAAACACCTCAAGGAGCACGGGCAATTCACCAGCCTGTTGGTCCTAACCTTTCGAGTTACGCGATGAGTCTTCGCTACGACGCCAAGAAGATGTTTTTTGATCGCCAGGCGGTCATCGACGCCATGGGTCGCGCCAATGTCGTCGTGTTGAGCCGCGCCGGGGCGTTCATCCAGCGTCGCGCGAAGTCGTCAATCCGTAAGCGGAAACGGGTCTCACTGCCCGGCGAACCGCCCAGTTCGCATGTTGGGACGCTGCGGAACCTGATCTACTTCGGCTTCGACACCGGCACACGGTCAGTCGTTGTGGGGCCAACGCCGGTGGGCGCGATTGGCCGGGTGCCGCCGACGTTGGAATACGGCGGGCCGAGTGTCGTCAGGAAAAATCCGCGCCGCAGGCATCGCAAGATAGGCGACGGCGGCGAAATCCGCATCGGCGGCTCGTGGGGCGCGACGACGAAGAGAAGCAAGGAAGGCAAGGACGTGACCTACGTGAGGCTCACAACTCAGGCCCAGGCCGATCGCGCCAACCGGCTCAACGAGGAACTCTATGGGCCGGAGTACATCGGCGGCCGGCCGATCGCTGCCCGGCCGTATATGGGGCCTGCCCTGCGGGCTGAGATGCCGAACTTGCCGGCGCTTTGGGCCAATTCCATTCAATAGGAGAAATCATCATGTCCGTTCGCGTATCCCTGGATGCCAAGCTCTACTACGGCACGGCCGGCAGCACAGCCGCGACGCTCATCAATACCGTGGGCGACGTGACGCTGTCCTTGAAGAAGAGCGAAACCAAAATCTCCTCGCGCGCCAGCCGCTGGGCGCTGGTGAAAGGGGCCTTGAAGGAGGCGGAAATCAGCTTCGAGGTGGTCGATGACTCCACCGACGGTTCGATGCAGGCCATCTTGACCGCCTTCATGAGCGACACGCCGATGGCCTTCTTCGTCAAGGACGCCGCCGACGGCCACGGTCTGGACGCCGACTTCGAGATCATCGGCGCCGACCGAGATGAGAAACTCGAAGACGCCATCAAGTACAAGTTCACGATCAAGCCGACCTACGTCAGTCGGTATCCGACGTGGTCGGGCGGAGGGAGCTAGTGGTTGGTGGCCAGTGGTTAGTGGTTAATGAAGAGGAGTTTTGCCATGAAGACATTTCGGGATACGGCGGGATGCGAGTGGAACATCACGGTGGATGTGGGGGCGATCAAACGGGTGATGAAGGCCCCGATCGAGCACCTGGGCGAGCCGATCAAGGTGAACCTGTTGGAATTGGTCGATCCCGACGGCGAACTCTTGAAGAAGGTTGTCGCCTATCCGCCGCTGGTCTGCGACATCGCCTATGCCCTGTGTAAGCCACAGTGCGACGAGAAGAACCTGAGCGACGAGCAGTTCGGCCGCGCGATGGGTGGCGACGTGTTGGAACAGGTGTTGGACGCGATCATTGAGGAGACCGTCGATTTTTTCCCTCAGTCGCGCCGAGCAGTGCTCCAGAAGGTCTTTCAGAAGAGTCAGGCGTTCGCGGAGAAGGCCAAGGCGCTGACGGCGGCCCGGCTGGCGACAGGGGAATTGGACGAGGCGATCGACGCGCTATTGGAGCCGGAACTCAAGAAGCTCGAAGCACACCCGACCAATGGTACTGGCTCTGCTGGGAACTTGCCGGAATCATCGGCATCGACGCCAGTGGCCGAACCCTCGCCGAGCTAGTGGCGATGGCCCGCGGCCGGCAGCGAGCCGAGTGGGAACGCACGGCGCAGTTGTCGGTGCTGCTGGCGAACCCGCATCGCGACGCCGAAGCCCACCCCCGGCCGTTCGAGCCGTGGGAGTTCAACCCGTTTGCCGATCGCAAGCTCCCGCAAGTTAGAAAAACGGAAATCAAGATGAGCGTGAAGTGCCTGAAAGGACTTTTGTAGAGGGGCTAGGGGTTAGGGACTAGGGGCTAGCGTCCCATCCCAACCTCTAGTCCCAAGCCCCTAGCCTCTAGCCCCTACCATGTCCGTCTCCGGTGCAATTCGAGCTGGCGCGGCCTATGTCGAGGTCTTCCTCGAACAGAACCACGTGACTCGGGACCTTGCGGCCCTACAGGGGAAACTCCGCACATGGTCGGCCCTTTGAGCCGCATCGGATCGATGACCTATGGAGGCGAATTACCCGGGCCGCTCCAGGCGATTGCCCGATTCGCTTCCTCGCCGGCGGGAATGTTCACGGGACTTCTGACGGCGGCCAAGATGACAGCCACAGCCGGGGACGAGATCGTCCACCTGGCCGAGAAGGCCGGCACCAGCGTCGAGGCGATCTCCTCCTTGGCCTACGCAGCCCGACGTGCCGAGGTGGGCGCCGACTCTCTGGCAATGGCGGTCAAGAAGATGCAGGTGAACATCTCGACCGCCGCACACGGTGGAAAAGAGGCGGCTGAAGTGTTTGCACGCCTCGGGCTTTCCATCGCCGAGCTGAGCCACATGCGGGCGGAGGACCAATTCCGCCAAATCGCCGATCGAATCGCCAAGATCAAGAACCCCACGGAGCGTGCCGCCGTGGCCGTTAAGATTTTCGGCCGCAATGGGACTGAACTGATGCCGCTCTTGTTGCAAGGGGCAGACGGCATTGCCAAGTGGGAGGCTCGGGCACGAGCGTTGGGGTTGGTCATGGGCAGCGAGGCGGCCGAGGGGGCACACCGTTTCAGCCAACTCTTGGGCGATTTGCACGATGTGATCCTCAGCGGCGTTCGTGTGATCGGCGGCGCTCTGATACCGTATCTCGATGGATTGGTCAACCGAATCGTCGAAGTTCTTGTGTCCGTCCGACAGTGGATTAAGGAGCACCGTGGGCTGGCCATCGTCTTGTTGCAGGTCTCGGGCGCCGTGGTCGGGGCCGGGCTGGCCATGACGCTGTTGTCGGCCATCCTCGGCCGGATTGCCGGCGGGATAGGATTGGTGCTTGGAGCCGTCCGAATCCTTGGCGCGACAATCGGAATTGTTGGTTCGGCCTTGGCTACTGCATGGTCGGGGGCCGTCGCGGCAGTCACAGCCCTGGGCGCCGCGTTTGCAGCGCTCAGTTGGGGACAAATCGCCGCCTTCGCCGCCATCTGGGCCGGCATCGGGGCCTTGCTCTATTTCACCGGCGCCCTGGGCAACACCATTAGTGGTATTGCTGCGGCCTTTCGTGCACTGGGCAGCGACATCATGACCACGTTCGGCGCCATCGGCGACGCCCTGTCGGCCGGCGACATCGCCCTGGCCGCCAAAGTGCTGTGGGCCATGCTCAAGATGGAATGGCAAAAGGGGATCAACTGGCTGAGCGAAACATGGATCGGCTTCAAAGAAATCTTCCTGAGCGTCTGGACGGACGCCGTCTATGGGTTGGCCTCTTTGATGACCAGCGGTTGGGCCATGATCCAACAGGGCTGGAACCTGCTGGTCACAGGCATGAGCGCCGCCTGGATCATCTTCACCGATGGAATCGTCACTGGCTGGAACTCGGCATCGAATTGGGTGAGCAAGCGGTGGATCGATCTGATGGAGATGATGGGCCAGTACGATCCCGAAACGGCCGAAGGGGCCAAAAAGATTCTCGATGAGGACTTTCAGCGGGCCAGTCGGCAACGACAACAGGAAACCCAGCAGCGGTTGGCGGCCACCGGTCAGGGTTTTGAGGATCGCAAGCGGCAGATCGAGGAAGAGAAGACCGGGGCACAGAAGAATCTTGAACAGGATCGCGTGGCCAAACATCGCGCCCGGCAGGAGCAATACGCCGCCGATCTGAAGGCGTCGCAAGAAGCGGTCGACGCAGCACGCCGGGAATGGGAGAAGGCCCGCGCCGAGGCCGCCCGGGCGAAGGCGGCACTGAATGCCCCGGAACTGCCCGGCGGCCCGCAGAAGAACATTCCCGACATCGCCGGTGCGATGGCCGTGGTGAAGTCGAGTGTGGTGGGCACCTTTAGCGGCGAGGCCCTTGGTGGCCTAGGATCGGGCACGTCGGTCCAGGAGAAGATGGAAAACCATCTAGCCCGGATCGCCGACGGCACCGATCGACAGAACGCCGCATTGGAACGGATGGAACGCAACGCCAACCAGGGACTTGTTTTGGCATAGGACGTTTTTCCGTGGCATTTGTCATCGAACAATTCGGCGTTCGCACAACCTCGGGCGATCCCACGAGCGCGGAGATTCCCTATGCCGTCTGGGGCGCGGCAACCTCGGAAATTGCCCGAGCAATGGCCGTCACCGCCAGTCCGCCGACCTACACGGTCAACGAGATTCCGCTGTTCCGCAAGCAGGCTACCGTCGAGGAAACCGGTCCCGAAGCCCACATTGTTCATGTGATCTACGGCCCTATAAAGCCGCCGGAGCAGCAGGATTTCAAGTTCTCGTTCGATACGACCGGCGGACGCCAGAAGATCACGCAGAGCCTCGAAACAGTTCACAAGTATGCCCTTACCGGCAAAACGGCCGCCGACCACCAAGGCGCCATCGGCGTGACCGATCACGGTGTCGAAGGCTGCGAAATCGTCGTGCCGAAGTTCTCCTGGTCCGAGACGTGGCAACTGCCCATCGACACCTACAACTGGGCCTACAGCCAAACCTTGAAGGCGATCACCGGCAAGGTCAACGCCTCGGCATTCCGTGGTTTTCCAGCCGGTCAGGTACTTTTTCGCGGCGGAAAAGGTTCCGGCTCGAACAAGAATCCCACGCTCATCGAAATCACCTACCAGTTCGACCAGAGCGACGATGTCCAGGCTCAAACGATCGGCGAGATCACCGGCGTTGCCAAGGCTGGCTGACAATATCTCTGGGTGCAATACCGCGAGACGGACGACGCGGATGCCAAGACGTTTGCACGCCGGCCGGTCGCCGTTTACGTGGAGCGGGTCTACGAGACGGCGGAGTTTTCGGCGCTGGGGATCGGCTAGGGAGGTGTTGCGGCAGTGGGCGACGAGGTGAAACGCTTAAGCCCCGGCGACCGTTGGACCCCGGCAGCGTCCGTGCTGAACGGCTGGCAAGACGCCGCCGATTACGTCGGCGAGCTTCAGCATGGCGGCGGGGCGCAGCCCGGCCGGGGCAACATCTTCCAGCCGGCCGTGGTCACGGTCCGCAACGACAGCGGACGTGACTGCGGTCGCTTCGAGCCGCTTGGGATCGATGCCCCCATCTTCACGCCCGCCGACGACGAGGACGCCTTCAAGAGCCGCGTGGGGTTGGCGTGCGTCGATCCAGTGAGTCCCGATCATTGCGGCAGGTTTGTCATTCTACTTCGGCCATTGCCCAACGGCGATTGTGGTCCTGCGGCCGTCGCCGGCGCCGTGCAGGCTCGCGTCTACGTCGATTCTCTCGACGATCAGTTTTGCGACATCATCGACCCACGCACGGACGCGAGCGGAAGTTCCGAGGAACTTTGCTATCTCGGCACTGGCAGCAGTGGGGCGCAGATTCTTTGGCTCGACGAGGATGCCCAGGAAGGCGCCATCGCCTGGGCGATTATCCGGCTCGGTTATTTTCCACCATTTCGGTGGGCAAGGCTGGAGGAAGACCTATTCGAGTGCGGCGAAGCGAAGGCTGTGTTCCTGTTGGCCGACGACGATGATATGCCCTGCGACGATGGCGACAAGGTGACCATCGGCGACCCACACGGCGTTGTGTCGGCCAGCACCTTGGCCGTTGGCTCGGACGATCTTCACATTCCTGCCGGTTCCCACGTCTTGGCATCGCCAGGAACAGGGATGGGTAGCGGGTCCAGCGGATCGAGCGGCGCTGGCGCGCCCTGGGTGGCGATCACCTTCGGGAGCGGCAGCTGTTGCGGGTCGTCTTCATCCTCATCGAGTTCGTCCTCTTCCTCGTCGTCAAGTTCTTCGTCGAGTTCGTCGGGTTCGTCGTCGCAATCCTCTTCGCCGTCTTCATCCGGTTCCGGCGGATCGAGTCCGAGCCAAAGTTCCGGCAGTGGATCGAGCGGTAGCCCGAGTGGCTCAGAAATCGTCTCCCAAAGTGTGTCTGAAAGCGCTTCCGGTTCGGAACCATCGACCAGTGAACCGAGCGAATCGGCGCCTTCCGGTAGTGGTGGCAGTGGCGGCTCTGGAGGCTCTGGCGGAAGCGGAGGCGGCAGTGGGTCGGACAAGTCCACGGCCATCGTGCCGGCGAGTTGATCGCCAACGGGCTTCACGGCCCTATACATCGCGGAGTCGCCAGAAGTCCGTTTTGGCGATGTTGCCGTTGTGGAGGTCGAAGAAGCCGAAACGCTCGTCCCGATCGATCCGAGATACGTGGAGGTCTGCGAGCCAAACAGCCTCGAAGCCAGTGGATTGCCCGACAATCCCGTTCTGGTGGGCTTGCGTGTCATCGGTGGCAATACAATCCGCGTGCGAATGGAGCCCGATCCTGAATACCCCGTCGTGCGCATCGTCATTAGCCTTACCGGCGTCCGCAAGGGATTCCAAGGAAAACGGTTCCCGAACCGCACCCGAGCGCAGTTCGAGGCCAATGAGCGGTTCATCCGAAGCGCTTATCCCGGAGCATAGGCGAAGAGGTGACAATGCGATGCTGAAAACTTTCGACGCCAAAACGTTTCGCAATGCCACCTTCGCCGTCATCAGCGGCTGGTTGGACGAGGATATCTCCGAGAGCCTCGGTTCCAGCAAGTCGTTTTCATCGGTCAGTGAATCGGAATCCTCGTCGTTGTCGAGCAGCAGTTCAACGAGCAGCAGTTCATGCGGGGCCAGCGGATCGAGCAGCCTGTCAAGCAACAGTGTTTCCAGCAGCTGGAGCGGTTCATCAAGCCCGTCGTCGAGCCAATCCAGTTCCGAAAGCCAATCGGAAAGCAGCCAAGAGAGCAGTTCGAAGAGCAGTCAGGAAAGCAGCAGCGTTTCAAGCAACGAATCGTCAGGCAGCAGTCCGTCGCCCAGCCAATCCGAAAGCGTTTCTGAGTCCGCGTCTGTATCGTTATCGCAATCCGAAAGCGGCAGCCAATCACCCAGTGGCTCCGAAAGCAGCGGACCAGGCAGCAGCGGTTCTGGTTCAGGTGGAGGAAGTTCGGGCGATGTCAGTTCTAGCGGTGGCAATAGTTCGGGCGGTGGTAGTTCAGGAGGTGGAAGTTCTGGTGGCGATAGTTCAGAAAGTGGAAGTTCAAGCGATAGCTCATCCGACTCAGGCAGCCCATCTGCTTCTGGCTCCAGTTCCCGCAGTAGTTCCGGCTCCAGTTCGGTCAGTAGTTCTGAAAGCGAAATCTGTTCCTGTACCTCGTCCAGCTACGGCGCAAGCGTCGGTTGGTCGCCAGCGCCAACGTGTTACGGAAACGGCATCTCTGCAACCTTCATCTATGACACTTCCGCCAACTGCGGCGGATCGAATGGCTCCACCCAGGGCGGCGAGGCGAGTTGCACCGTCACTTTCTCCAAACGGATGAAGGTCACGTATCACGCTTGGGGCAACACCGAACGTCAGAATGCCGGATACGACTACTTCGCCGTTGGACCCGCAGTTATTGGCAGCACCGAAGAAGGCTTGGGATGTGCGATGAGCGATCACGACGTTTCGGTTGAAGAAATCCTTGAAGCCGGAACATATACCTTCACCTCCACGGCCTGTACGAATGACGGGCTATATCACGCAGGAATGGTGCATCACGGATCAATCTCATGGACGCCAGCCTAAACACCACACCAACCAGAAAGGACGTATGCGAGCAATGTGGGCATTTTCTTGGCGGCTCTTGTATGTTGCTTCCAGAATGCGACCAACAGGCTGGATACCTGGAGTTCTTGTGGGATCTGCCCGCTGCGACCTGCGCCCTGACCCATCATGGAGGACCGAACAAGTGGCAGACGGCTCAATCTGCCAAGGCAGATGCCGTGCCAGCCGCACAAGGCGAGCTGGCAAAGGCCGGTGCGAAACGCTTGGGCGTCCGATGGTCGGATGCGCGGCGCTATGCAAAGGCGTTGGCCCGCTGGGCGGCAGCCGGGTTTCCAACGCGCGACCAATCCGAGGTCGAACGCATCGAAGCCGTCTGCCGGGCGTGCAATCAGTACATCGACGGCCGTTGCCGAGTGTGCCGTTGTCGCGTCAACAAAGGAATCGAAGTCGTCAACAAGATAGCAATGGCCACCGAGACCTGTCCACGTGGCAAATGGAGAATAGCACAAATGAAAGATGAACAAGTTGAAACGCTCCCAACAATGGTGGTCGTGGCCGGCTCCGGTCGCTCCGGGACAAGTTGCATTGCCGGCATTCTGTTAAAACTTGGTGTTCCAATGGGCAAGCGGTTCCGCCACGCCAACGCCAACAATGAGAGCGGCTATTGGGAGGATTTTGCCTTCCGCAAGTTCCTTCGCCGCACTTTCGGCCAGGGCGACGTTGCCAACAACACGCCCGAAGATCGCACGGCATGGCTTCGCCAGTACGCCGAGTCACGGCGGGAAGCGGCCATTGTGGGCATCAAATACCCGGCCGCGTGCTTCATCTTGCCGGAAATGGCCGCCGTATGGCCAAACCTCAAGGTGATCGCTACCAACCGAAGCGAGGAAGACGTGAAGGCATCGCTCCGCCGGGCGCATTGGTGGAACAATCGTCGCTGCGCGCCGTCGGCGTATCCCCAGCGCCGGGACGCGGCGATCGCCGAGCATGGGATTCCGGCCCTGCAACTCGATTTCAAGAATGAGGTTGTGCGTAACCCGGCAGCGGCTGTCGATGCGATCATTGCGTTCCTTGGCATCGAGCCGACGCCGTCACAGCGCGAAGCCGCCATCGCCCATGTCCGGCCGGAGTTGTGCCACGTCAATCCGCCGCAGACGCCATCGCAAGCCGATGGTCGGCCAACAGCGTCCGCCCGCGTCGATGTGGTCTATCCACTCTCGAACGGCTCCCACTGGGACAACAACGAGCTTCGCTACTCGCTCCGCAGCCTGGAAAAGTACGCGCTGAACCTTGGCCGCGTGTTTGTGGTCGGGCCGCCGCGAAAGCCAGACTAGCTGACTGGTGTGGTGTATCTTCCGATGAAGGACCGCAACCGCCGGAACAAGGACGCGAACATCATCAACAAAATCCGCCGTGCCATCGCCGCCGGCATTAGCGAGCGTTTCGTATTCGCCTCGGACGACCAATTCCTCTGCGCCCCGGTGAACCTGGCGACGTTGCAGGCGACCCACGGCGACACGATCCCAACGGGACAACGAAGTGGTGGCAGCGGATGCGAAACACATGCGAATATCTCAAGGCCAACGGCCGGCCAACAACGCATTACGACACACATCTCTTCCAACCCCACTCAGCCAGCAGTTTTGAGAAGATCGTCTCGGAAGCTCCTTACGAGGAGGGCTTGGGGTTCTGCGTCAATACGCTGGTCCTCAATAGTATGCCCGGCCTAGTGAGCCAGCCATCGGGCCAGGTGCGGGGACGGGTCATGCGGGGCTATGACGACAAGGGCTTGGCCAACGGCCTCAAGAAGGACTTGGCCGAGCAGTTCCCGACGCCATCCCGATTCGAGTCGCCCGCTGCTGTTCCACTAGCCACTAACCACTATCCACCAACCACTTCTGCCCCCCGCGTCTTCACGTTCTGGACCGGCCCAATGCCGCCGATCATCAAACTCTGTCTCGATTCGATCCGTCGCAACATTCCAGGGGCGGAAGTCTGGACACTCGACGGGTGGCGGTCAGTCTATGACGACAAGCTCGGCCCCTGGGAGCGGATCGCCCACCGCCGACCGAACGTGCAGAGCGACCTGTTGCGGTATTGGCTACTGAGCACCTACGGCGGCATCTGGCTGGACGCCGACTACATCGCCTTCCGCGACATCCGGCCGGTCTGGGATGCCACGGCCGACTACATCGGCTATCCCGAGCGGAAGCGGCGGGAAATGCCCTACACGGCCCTGATGGCGGCCCATCCGAATAGCCCCGTGGTCAAACGGCAATGCGAGTTGGCGAAGAGCATCCTGGAGGAAAGGCGGATCGGGCGCAATGCCGGTCCGCGGCTGACGCTCCAAGCGATCCGGTCCTGTCCCGAGGCCAACGTGTCGAGAGTGCCGCGCCAATTGATCCATCCGATTATCTGGCACCGGCGGTTCCGCCGGCAGCCGGACTGCGTCGAGCCGTTCGAGTTCCACAACCAGGCGTATGGGCTGATGCTCGTCGGCCTTGTGATCGACAAGTACCGGGCCGCGACCGAGCAGGAGTTAATGGCCAATCCCACCGTCATTGGACAGGCTTTCAGGAAGGCGTTTGCAGCATGAAACAGCCCGCGATGCACAAGTTGGAGTTGGACATCACCTATGCCTGCGGCATGAGGTGCCACAATTGCAACCGCATGACTGGCGTTACCCGGAGCCGGCCGGCAGAAAACGTCACGGTCGAGCAGATCGAACACCTAATCGACCAGTCCGTGCGTCTGTGTTGGCCGTGGCGAGAGTGGTTTCTATTGGGCGGCGAGCCGACCATGCACCCGGACCTGGACACCATCATCGCTCGGATCGCGGCCTACCGAGAGAAACACAACCCGCGTCTGCAACTGACCCTCTGCACGCACGGCAACGGCGTTCAAGGCCGACTCGACGGGCTGACAATGGCTTTCCCGTTCCTCCAGGTCTTGAACTCGCACAAGGACGGTCCCATTCAGCCCGACTTTATCGCGGCCTGCATGGCCCCGGTTGATGTCGATCCGCAGTGGGCCGCCCGCCACGCGCGGCCTGATGGGTGCATTGTTTCTTGGCATTGCGGGCTGGGACTGAACTACAAGGGCTTCTATCCGTGTGCGATCGCCGGCGCCATCGACCGCATTTTCGGCTTCGACGAGGCGGTGGCCGACCTGGCTGCCGTAACCGTGGAGTCGATGAGAGCCAAATACGCCGTCTTTTGCAGGCTGTGCGGGCACTACTGCCCGACGCCGGCCGGCGGCCGACCGATGATTTCACCCACGTGGCAAGCGGCGCTGGACAAATACGCCGCTTGCCGCTGAACCTTCATTCGAGAGTGTTTTCCCTAACCCCGAAAGGAATGGACGATGAAAGGCAAAAGCCAAACCAAGCCGACCGTAGATCAAGTCGCGCGGCGAATCCACCGCACGCTGGCCATTACCACCAACGCGCTCAAGAAGCGGATCAACAACAACGCCTATGGCTACACTTCGGCGGAGATATATGCCGCGATGGGCGAGACAGCCGCCGCTGCAGTGCAGGACCACATCGCCAAGGCCGACGCCGCGGTTTCCGCTCTCGTCGCTGCCGAGACGGTCGCCCAGGCGGCAGCGCAGTCCACACAGGCCCCAGTGCCGGCGACGCCGGCCGCGCAACCCACCCAGCCACAAGCTGGCTGAAGACGCCACTACGAAGCGTCCGTCGAAGAACTGAGATTCCCAATTAGCCGCCGCCCATCACTCCGCGGGCTGCGGCGTCTCCGACCATTGCGTCATCGGCATGAACTGTGCCGGCTTCTACCCCTGCGCCATTGCCGGCGCGATTGACCGGATTTTTGGACTTCGTGAGGCTATCCGAAATCTCGCTGACGTGTCCGAAGCTGTCATGATCGAGAAGTACCAGATTTTCTGTCGGCTGTGCGGCTACTATCGTCCAATTCTGGAAAACAGCCGGACGCTTTTATCACCGACCTGGCGAGCCCGATTGGAAAGCTGATCTTACTGTATTAGCGGTTGGCTAAGCAAACCTCCGTTCGGCGACAAAGCGGGGGGGCTAGCAACCACGCCTGGAGCCTGAGATAATCAAGGCATCTATTCCAGTGATATTGAATTGGGAGAGGGCCGAAATATGGCGTTGTGGTTGAATCGTGCCGGCCGACATGGTGAACATGAGAAGAAGTTTCTCGAGGACAATCGGATTTATCTGACCTGGGGTGGCCTAGACCACAATCTTGCCGAGATCACCAAGAAATCGGACCTTGCCGAACTGTTGCGGAAGGTCTACCCCAGCGCGTCCAAGGGAAGAATCCGGCAGAACCTTGGCCAGATTTGGCAATTCTCCCACGAGATGAAGCCGGGCGATTGGGTCGCTTTGCCCAGCAAGTTGAAGGCTGCCATTCACATCGCCGAAATTTCCGGTCCGTATGTGTTCGATCCGAAGGCCGACGACCCTTTCTTTCATTATCGCGATGTCAAATGGCTTGAAACGGACTTGCCACGCTCGAACTTCGACAAAGACGTACTCATGTCATTGGGGGCTTTTTCGACGATCTGCCAGATCAAACGCCACGATGCAGAAAAGAGAGTCCGCGCGATGGCCTCGGCCGGTTGGAAGGCAACCGGTGTGGGTAAAAAGAGTGTTTCGGCCGTCGAGCCTACTGATGAGGACGAGAGTAGCGTCGACTTGGAATTGCTCGCCCGCGACAAGATTGCGGAGTTGATTATCCGGCGATTCAAAGGGCATGGCATGGCGGTCCTTGTCGAAGCGGTTCTCAAGGCCCAGGGCTACACGACGTATCGCAGCCCAGAAGGCCCCGACAAGGGGCTGGATATTCTGGCTTCACCAGGCCCGTTGGGCTTCGGACGCCCTCGGATTGCGGTCCAGGTGAAATCAGGCGACCAGCCGATTGACCGCCCGACGCTTGACCAACTCATCGGCACCATGCAAAAGGTTCAGGCCGATCAAGGCCTGCTTGTCTCCTGGTCCGGTTTCAAGTCTTCCGTCGACCGCGAGACCCCGACAGAGTTTTTCCGCGTGCGGCTTTGGGATCAGAAGGCGTTGATCGACCAACTTTTGGAGCACTACGAAAAGCTCGACGAAGACATTCGCGCCGAAGTCCCGCTAAAACGAATCTGGACGGTTGCTGAGACGGAAGAATCTGAAGAAGAAGATGCATGTTGATTTGCCATCAACCTAAGTCAGTCAGATTGACTTCTATACGCGATTGCTGGCAAACCTTCGGTGTGCTCGATGATCGTTGCAGTTTAGGTTTGGATTGTGTTGACTTCTGCGCAGTCTATCAAAGCCGAAGTGTCCTCGTTCTACATCCTTGCACGATCAACTGGCCAACCTGGAATCATCGTTGTATCGGTCACAAAAATAGGGAAAGGCTGGACATACATTGATCGGCCAGTGTCAACCACCACGACGAGTGTAGCGTGCAGCGGTCTTCCTTCAACTCCAGAACGAAAGCACCTGTGCAGTTCAACCCTTTGGCGGGCACGGATCTTTGCCGTACGTGTACTCGGTCTGAATTATTCCGTCTTTGCGATGTATAACAACCTGGCCGAGTGACTGGCTTTTCGCCAACTCTTTCGCGTTCTGCACAGCATCAGACTTTTTGTCGTGGACGCTTGTTGCACGAGCGGCACCAGCAGCTTTCACTCGCCAGCCGCCCTCACCATCTGCCGTCACATGATAAATCTTCCTGTTTGGCATAATCACACTCCTTAGATGGGGTGGTGTAGAACATTAGTGGTACATACAGAGCCAGTATCAAATCCATCTAATCTTCGTATGATTTGCCTTTTCTGAAAAGCACCCACCCGTGCTTCCA